GCCCGATGGTCGGTGTAGCGCGTTGTAAGTAAGGGCGCATAATCCTCCCGCAAAACTTTATTGACTGTATTGCGATAGTCGTTGTAGAATTCCTTTCCGTGATGGAAGGCAAATCTGAGTGCATCATCCATGTTCGAGTAAAACAGTTCGTGGGCATCGCCGTGAATTGTTACCCAATTGGTTAGCTCTCTGATTACCTTCGGTGCCATTTTCATATGCCAAATCATCCGGTATTCTGGGTCTTGTTCGAATTGACACTTCAAGAATTGGAAGTCCTTTATGTCGACCCATGGTTGTTGTTGTTCGGTTCCGTCTTTAGTTGGTGGTGTGCATTGATAACCGTAATGCTTGAATATTGTAGCACGGTTAATCATGTTGTAAACAGCACAACACTCGTCAGAAACGGTTCCTCCTCCGTCGTCGCCGACAGCCACTTCATGACTTTCTTCGTCTTTGACTTCACAGGTTGCTTTTTCCGGCTCGCCAGCCGCAAGATGTAATTCAATCCAATTCGCATCGTTGAGCAAATCATGTGTTCCAGTGTTAGCATCAGAAGTTGCTCCGTCTCCGGAGGGTACTCCTTGTACTACACGGTAAACACAATTGTCGACAATTTGAATTCTGTCCAAAAAAGCATCTACTCTTGATCTTCGTCGTTGTTCATTGACCTTGTCTTCTTCGTGAAGTTTCATGAACTCAATTTCTATCTCGAAGTGATCTCCGATGTCATTGGAGTCCACGTTTCCATCCCATTCCGCAAAATCTTCGGGCAACCATTTTCGTCCAGTGGCTCCCAAAAAATGGATCAGTCGGGATGCATCTGGTCCATGCATGTCGAGTCCTAAGGCGGAACCCACTTTGAAGCCTACTTCCAATCTGAAAGCTTGAACTGCTCCATAAAGGCGTCGGTGAACAATCTGCCACGCTACGTTATGCACATTAAAGAAACGAGTCTTGTACAATCTTGCGATCGAACGTTTCTCGTCTTTCAGTGTGTCAACATAGAAATTGTG